CGTCGAAGCTCGTGCGTGATCTCTTTGGCCTTCGGGATGTTGACGGTAATCAAGACGGCACCTCTTCGGCTGCTGGTGGCTCGGGCACGAAGGGCGTTTCTAGCGCCGCTGGCGGCTCTTCTGCGCGCTTTGGGAACTCGCTCGACTCTGCGCCTACGCCGTCGGTCAAAGCCGCGGCATCGACCTCCCATGCGTTGCGAAAGGTGCGGTCGCTTGGGATGTCGTCAACGCTGACAATCTTGTACGGCGCGCCGTGCGGCACGTCCTTGAGCGCGATGGCTTCGATGGACCAGCTTTGCAACGCTTCGGGCGCTGGGATGATGACGGACACGCCGCCTTGGTCGTTTTGATAGATAATTCTTTGCATTTGTTACCTGAAAATCGCAAGGCTGCAATTTGGAGAGAGTCAACAGCTCCGCCGCTGTCAAAACCAATCATCACAACAGATGTCGTCGTTCGTAGTGCTGTTGGCGTCGCTGGTGGGTAAGAGTTGGTGAAGCTGTCATAAAACGCAGGGTAGTTGGTTAGCGTCTGCCGGATTCCACAAAGGCAAAAATTTAGATCAGGCATTGTAAACGAGAAATTTACCGTAGTTGCGCCTACCGCTAGGTCCGTAATCGAGCTTACGCCGCCGGACGCTCGAATTGCAATCACGCCTACATTATTCCAGTTGATCCACAGGCGGCACCCGTAAGCCGTCGTCGCGCTGCCGAAGCCGGAGTTGAACTTCAAATTCTGCGATGAATCGACTTCAAGGCCGACCGTGCCGTTCGTGGCGATTCGTACCGTGTTGGCGCTTGGGAAGTAAAGGCCCGTGTCCGTGTCGGCTGGCGTCGAAAATGCCGGAGCCCCTGCGGTCGAACCCGTTGCGCGCACGATGCCGGAGAACGTGTTCGTGACGGCTGAGAACTGATTGCTCGCCAGCGTGTCTTCTTGCGAGATGCCCCAGCGGGTTGTGATGACCGGGGTCGTCGATGCCTGAATCCGCACGCCGTAGAATGTTGCGACCGTGCCTGCGCCCGTGATTGGGTTGCAGTTCAATCCTGCCGCACTCGTGATATTTCCGGTTGCGGTCCAGCTTACGTCAACGTGATTCGCTGTCGCGATTGTGTGCCCAACGTTGCCGCAAAGGATGAACGAATTGATCGTTTTGACCGCGCCTGTGGATACTGACCCGACTCCAGGACCGGCACCAAGCGTCGCTTGGAATGCGCTAATCGCCGGGGCCGTTGCGAGGTCGCCTGCTTCGCGTCGATATGCGGAGACCTGAAAGCCTATCGTCGACCCGGTATACCCCGCCGGGCTGGTGCCCATTACTAGCCCGGAGTAGATGCCTCGGATACCGTTTGAGGTTGACGCTGTAGTATCAACCAGCGAGTTAATCATAAGCCCGGTGTACTGCGTATTCCCGCTCGGAGCGATTGCAGCAGAACCAGCGGTCCCGATTGCTGCGCTGGAAAATGATCGCGCTGGGTTAGAGATTGCGGAGTTGTAAAACGGCAACAAAGCCGCGCCGTCGAAGAGCGCGCCGCCGATTGCGTCAAGCGGTGCCCGCGGCGTAGCCGTCCCGGCCCCGATGCGCCCGAGCGCAGTGACGTTGCCCGAGCCTGCGACGACTTGCGAGATGGTGGCGACCGTTACGACGAGGCCCGCGCCTGCACCGAGGGTCGCGCACGAAAGCGCGTCTGCTGCCGCGTAGCCGGTCCCTGGCGAGCGCAGGACGCAGCTCGTGATGATGCCACCCGCGACCACGAAATCCGCCGTCGCACCGCTGCCTGTGCCGCCTGTGAGCGCCTGCTGCGAGTAGGTGCCGTTCGTGTAGCCTGCGCCGCCTGCGGTCAGCGTCAGGGTCGCGATTGCGCCGCTCGTGAGCGTTGCCGCCGTCACGTTGCCGCGCTGCAAGAGCAGGTCGGTGGCTGTCGAAGTGCCGATGACGGCGTTGCCGCCTGTGAGCCCTGCGCGAAGGGAGCGCGTGCCGTCGGAGGACGAGAAGAGCGCCTCGGTTGCGCGGTCGAGGCGCACGCCTGCGCCCGTGGTGCCCGCGAAGGTGGTCACGCCGTCGGAGACATGCAGCAGCGTCGATGGCGTCGTGGGCACGCCCACGCCGACTGCGCGGCTGATGGTGTCGAGGACGAGCGTGCGCTCTAATCCCGCGTTGCTCAGGACGACAAGCGCCTGGCTGTTCGGAGCCCCGACCGTCCACGTCTGCGCGCTGCCGAACGTCTCCGCCGTCGCCGCGCTCGTGATCGTCGTGCCCGATTCGCTTAGGAGCGAGTCGCCGATGGACGACGCTGTTGCGAACTTCGCGATCTTGCCGGGGGTGCCGGTGCCCGTAACCGTGCCGCCGCCGCCGCCGCCGCCCACATTTGCTACCGCTTTAAGGCCCATCTCAGAGCCCCTCGCCTGGAATGACTTGCAAACTACCGGCTGCGCCGGAGCCGATGTACGCGAAGAACTCGTAGCCGCGCTGCTTCGTGATGACGCACTTCATGCCAGGCATGACGGTGTAGTCTGCACTGAGGTCCGCCGTGAGCGCCGCCGTTTCGCCGAAGCGAATCGAGCAGCGAATCGTCGACGAGAGGTTCGTCAGCTCGACGGCTGACGAGTTATTCGGGAACGCCTGCACCGCGCTCGCGACGCCTGGGGCAACGATGACGCCCTTGCCGTAATCGGGGGCGAATGCCTGGGTGTAATAGCTCATAATAAACCTTAAATGAGGTACGTTGCGACGGTGTATTGAATCGACGTGGACGCAGGGAAAACAATAACCGGCGTCGCTGGCTTCTGAAAAATAACCCTAGTGAGCCCCGCGAATTTGCCGAAGAGCGCGAGCAGTCCGTCGCCGACCGGCGTGCCAGAGAGCACGTTGCCGACGGGCAGGATGAGCCCTGGCAGCCCGTCGAAGTAGTCCGTCGCGGAAGTGAAGCTCAGCGTCGACGCGGCTGCCGTCGTGATGGTGATGCCGAGCGTGACCACGTTGCCAGTGATCTGATAGCTGCACGAGAAGACCACGGTGCCGACGATGCCTGCGCCGTTGTAGACTGGCGCGAAGGTGCCGTTGGTGACGCCGAGCGTCGACGGCTTGCTAATCGTCCACCAAGCGACCGAGAGCACGTCGTAGCGCAGCGTGATTGACCCGTCGGCGGGGATGCCTACTGGTGCGCCGTTAAGGGCTGTTGCGCCGTTCAGCGTGAAGGTGAGCGCTGTTACCTCCTGCGACGAGTAAAGAACGATTTCTTGCCCGTCTGCGGCGCTTGCAGCGGCAGGGAGAACGATAGTGCCGGTCGCCATCGGGCCAGTCGGCGTCAAGAGCACGAAGAGCGAGCTCGCCGTCGTCGGGAGCGCGAGCGTGAAGCCTGCGAGCGTCGGCGACGCCGTCACGCGCTGGAAGGCGGGAGACATCCACGCTTGCTCAATGTACGAGAGCAGCGTTGAGACGGAAGCGCGGCGCGCGTCTCCGTTGCTTGCAGAGTACACCGGGATTTGATCGGAGCCCGAGAGCTGATTCAGGGAGGCGAGCTGGTTAATCGTCGGCATGTCGAATCCTTATTCGTAATCGATCGGCGCGTCGTTACCGGCGAGCACCGGCTCGACGGGGCCGCGCAGGAACGGGCTGCCGTTCCAGCACCACGGCTTGTTGCCCGCGCCTGCGGGCAGCGTGCCAGGGAACTGCTGGTCGTTCGGCATCGCGGCGCGCACGAGGATCGTGTTGTAGGCCCCGCGAGCGGTCGCCAGCGTGCCAGGGAGCACCTGCTTGCCGTAGCTAGGGGCGATGCGACACGCGAGGTTCGTCACGATCGCTTCGTTCGCGCGGTCGGGCACCGAGGTCTGCGTGTCAAGGTCGCTTTGCTGCGGCGAGAGCGGCAGCGGGTAGCCGAGGCGAATGCCGCGCTCGTTCCACTCGCCCATCATGCCGTCGAGGCGGCGAAGGGCCGTCTGGAGGTCTTGCGGGGTCGAGTTGAAAACGTAATCAGCGAGGCCGATTTCCGTCAGCGCCGCTTCGATGTACTGCCGCTTCGTGTAGCCCATAGGTCAGCCCTTCAGCGCGCTTTCGATGCGCTCTGCTAGCGTCTTGTCGCCCCATCGCTTGTCGACCTTGATGCGCAGCTCTGCGGCCTTGCGTTCGAGCTCGTCGCGCGTTGGCGGCGCGTCGTCGTCGGTCACGTCGTGCGGGGGCGCAGCAGCAGCGGCGACGGGCACGGCAGTCTTCGCAGCGATGGCAACGACCTTGCTCGTGCTCCACCCTTCGGCGAGACGCTTCTCGACGAGGTGCGGGGCTTCATTTCGATATTCGAGCCCGTGAGCTTTTCGCCAGCGATAAACGAGCGCCATCTCATTTGCCTTTCTTCGCTTTGCGCGCAGTCGAGAGCGCGATCGCGACGGCTTGCTTCGGCGGCTTGCCGGCCTTCATCTCGCTCTTGATGTTCTTCGAGACGGAGCTTTTCGAGTATCCTTTGACGAGCGGCATGCCGCGACGGTAGCACGCGCAAGGCAAAAAAAAAGGAGCGACCGAAGCCGCTCCCTCTTTCGCTTGCGCTCAGCGAATCACTGGTCGAAAAGCAGAACGCCCGCCATCTCGGGGTTCAGCATCGCGGTGCCGAAAAGCACGTCGACGCGGTACTGCGTGAGGCTCGACGCGATGTCGAATTGCTTCTGCATCACGACCTCGATGCCTTGATCGGTCGTTGCGCGCATCACGGCGACGCCTGCGTTCTCGGGAATCGCGAGGCGACCTGGGAGCAGTTCGATCGCCGACTTGTGCCAGAAGCAGTTGTAGTCGGCGGTCGTCGAGTTCAGGAAGACGATCGCTTGCGCAGCGCCGCCGAGGCCGGTGCGTTCGCAGTTCTGGTACTGGACCTCGGACTGCGTAGGCGTGTTGGCTGCGCTGATGATTGGCGGCGTGATGACGACCGTGTTCGCAGCGCCGACGGAGACGACGCGGAAGGTCTTGAGCTGGCCGGTCGATTGCTTGGTGATGAGATGCACCGAGCTGATGCCCGCGATCGTGAACGCATCGCCTGCGGCGACGCCGGCGTTCGACGAGAGCGTGATCGTCTGAAAGCGGTTGTCGACGTTGAGAATGCCGGCGACGCCGGTATTGGTCGCGAGCGGCACGTAGTTAACATTGCCGCCTGCGTTGAACGTGTCGACGGTGAGGGCCACGCCTGCGGCTGCGGTCTTGCGCAGGGCGTAGTCTTGCTTGTACGTGTCGAAGCTCGAAACCATGCCGACGTACGCGCGTTCAAACGCCTTGTCGGAGCGGTTGTTCGTGCCGAAGCTGCGAGTCGTCCCGACGACGTTGCCCGCGAGGCCGTTGTAGCTGCGCGAGGAGAGCGAGAGATAGCGCGAGTCGCTCGGGACGCCGGTCTCGTTCATGATCGAGTCGCAGAGCGCGATGTCGTCGAAGGAGCCAGCGGGGGTGCCGGTCGTGACGACGAGGCTGCCGAGGGCGGTCGCCGTCTGCATCACCGCGACGTTAATATCGCTGGCGAGCTTCTGGTTCGCGCCTTGAGCAAGACGGCCCTCTTGAAGCGCGTCGCGGAGCTCGACGGAGGTCATGCCCCAGGCCACGGTCTTGAGGTTCGTGATTGATGCGGGGCACGTAAGCTGCG